GTAGTTTAATGTCTAGTGAAGATGGCCCCGGCGGCAGCCAGGGCAGAGATGATATTCTCTCCGATCCAATGAGGGGGAGATGGGCTCGCCAAACGCCAGATGAACAGCTTCTCTCGGGTGTTAGATACGATTATCGTTCCCAGGAAGAAAAAGATAAAGCTGAATCCGAGAAGAGATACAGTGATTATAGGACTGCTGCTGCTGCCCGGGTTGCCGGGTCTGGGGGAGGGCGTTTCGGGCCAGCCGGGGCGTGGGCTGAAGATAAGGCAGTTAGAGAGGGACAAACTACAGGCGTAGGGCCTCGCCCAGGAGAACGCACTCGACGATCACTTCCGGGAGGCTTTCTTTCTACGATAGCTACTATAGCTGGTATGGCTATAGGAGGCCCGGTAGGCATGGGCCTTCGTGTCCTCTCTGGCTTCTCAACCGCTGGAAGGTTTTTAAGTGACAGGGCTAAGAAGGCCTCCATGGTCAACCTGGACCTGGAGCGCACGGCGACCTTGGCCGGGCAAGGTCTTAAAGAGCAAAAACGTAGTGCAAGAGGTATAGCTGACGTAGGCTCTACCACTGCTAGGCTAGTAAGAAGCCCAGCGGCGAAATCCTTAGGACTGCTGGGGGGGCCAATAGCCCAACGAGATTTAAAAAAGAAATTAGGGCAATAGCATGAGTTTTTTCAAATCACCCAAGATACCAGCACCCCCGCCCCCGCCCCCGCCCCCCCCGCCTCTCCCTATTCCAATTGATCCTCAGATCAGGCGGACGAGAGAGCAGATTAGGCGGAGACAGGCTGCGGCTGGTGGACGGGAGGGTACAATTAAGACCTCAGCCCAAGGGCTGCTTGACGACGACGATCAAAGGATTAGAAAATCACTACTAGGGAAATAGCATATGGCTGATCATTCACATAATAAAGGATCAGTGTCTTATTACAACCGCCTTATCTCTGGTATGGATGTAGAGCGGGAGAGCTTCATCTCTCACTACAAGGACTTACAAGAATTCATCAGTCCAAGAAGGGGGAGGTTCTTTGAAGAAGATCGTAGTAAGGGAACGAAACGCCATCAGTCCATCATCAATAGTGCTGCTACACAAGCCTTACGTGTCGCCACTGCTGGTATGCTTAATGGTACTATGTCTCCTTCCCGTCCTTGGTTCAGTCTTGAAACCTTTAATCCAGACATCATGGAAGATGCCGAAGTTCGAGATTGGCTCTATAAGTCTGAACTGATTATACGTTCCATCCTCAACCAATCTAATTTCTACAACATGGCTCCTGTGTTCCTTAAAGAACTGCTGATGTTCGGGACCAGCGTGATGACCCATGTTGATGACTTTAAAGATGTAGCTCGCTTCTACACCCACACAGCAGGTTCCTACTACCTGGGGCAGAATGATCGTCTCGAGATTGACACCATCGCTCGTAAGTTTGAATGGCCTGTCATCCAGATCATTAAGAAGTTTGGGCTCGGTAAGGTGACTAGGCCCATTAAGGAAGCCTACGATAAGGGTAATTATTCCCAGTGGTATCCCATCTGCCACATCATCGAACCCAATGAGAGCGCGAAGACTCGCTCACAGTTTAACATAGACAAGGCTTATACTTCTAAATACTGGGAGCCCGGTGCTGATGGGTTGAACAGTTCTCTTGGTGGTAGCAATAGCATAGCACAGAATAAGTTCTTATCGGAAGGGGGCTTTGATAAGTTCCCTGCCTATGCTGTAAGGTGGGACGTTACAGAGGGAGACATATACGGGACTGATTGTCCTGGTATGACGGCCCTTGGTGATGTCAAGCATTTACAGATAGAAGAGAAGCGTAAGGCCCAGGCCATCGATAAGATGGTAAACCCGCCTCTCACCGGACCTCCCTCAGCCCGTAATGTGGCTGTCTCCGGTCTCGCTGGGGGTCTTACAATCTACGAAGGAGATGATCAAAAGCAGAAGCTCTCCCCCATCTACACTGTTGACCCAAGGCTCCAAGAGCTGCGGCTTGATATGGATGCAGTGGAGAGACGAATTGCTAACGCCTTCTTCGTAGACTTATTCCTTGCCATATCTAATATGGAAGGTATCCAGCCACGTAACCAGCTCGACCTCTCTCAGCGTAACGAGGAGAGGCTCGTACAGCTTGGTCCCGTGTTGGAGCGTCTGCATGGTGAGTTCTTGAACGCTATGGTGGACAGGTGCTTTGAGCAGGCCGCTAAGGCTGAAATCTTGCCCCCGGCTCCTGAGGTGCTGCAAGGCTCTCCTCTGAAGATTAGGTTCATCAGCACTCTCGCTATGGCCCAACGGTCTATCGTAACCTCTGATATTGAACGCCTGTCCTCCTTCGTTGTTGGACTTGCAGAAGCAAATCCAGCCGTACTGGATAAGGTGGACTTCGATCAGGGCGTAGACGAATACAGCAGGGCCATCGGCATCCCTCCGAAGATGGTGAGGGATGATCAGGTGGTGGCTGAGATTAGAGAGCAGAGGGCTCAGGAGCAACAGAGGGCCCAGCAGATGGCTATGGCCCAGCAGGTAGCTGAGACAGCTAAGACGGCTTCTGAGACGTCCACTGAGGACGGCTCTGTCCTGAGTGAGGGTGCGAAGGCCTTATCTAGTGGCTGAAGATGTAGGAGACCAGAAGCAGGTAAAGAAGAAAAAGAAGAAGCATCAACTGGTTAGGGAGGGACAGCTTGAAGAGATAAGACATATTCTATCGACACCCTATGGTAGACGGTTTCTATGGAGAGTTCTTATTCAGTGTGGAATGAACAAGACACTGAGTGGACAAACTGAATTAGGCATGGCGATCATGTCAGGAAAGAGGGATATGGGTTTATGGCTTCTTGGTGAAATAAATGAAGCGGACAAGAACGGTTATATCAAATTAATCCAAGAGGATTTGAGAGATGAGTGAGACAATTTTAGGTAACGAGACTCCCGGTGCTGATGGAGGGGAAGAGAATGTTACACCAGTTGTTGAAGCAACTGAAACCAAGGAACTTACTACAGAAACTACAGAGGATACCGACCAAGGTAAGGACAGCATTGCTGACACGCCTGAAGGAGCCCCTGAGAGTTATGCAGACTTTACCATTCCAGAAGGTTTTACCCATAACGAAACTAGCTTGGCTGAAGCGTCTGGTATCTTCAAGGAAATAGGCCTGACACAAGAGCAGGCTCAACGCCTTATTGATTTCGATGTTAAGCACAAGCAAGCGGATCAAGATTCTTCTCTTGAGGCTTGGACTAAAACTATGGATGAATGGAGAGACCAATCTGCTAGCGATAAGGAATTCGGAGGAGCCAACTTTGAAGTTAATATTGCCCTAGCTAAGAAAGGGCGGGATGCTTTTGGCTCTGAAGACTTCAATCAAATGTTAGATGTAACAGGTATAGGTAATCACCCTGAGATGGTTCGGTTCTTAGTGAATATAGGTAAGGCTGTCTCAGAGGATAACATCTTACAAGGGAGCAGTTCAGCGTCTTCTAAGAGGCCTCCTGAACAAATCATGTTCCCAAATATGTAACTCAATAGGAGAGTAATATGGCAACATTAAGTGCCAATAATCCGACTCTGCTTGATCTTGCTCGTCGGACTGATCCTGATGGTCAGATTGCTATGGTTATTGAAATCCTCAATGAAGTTAATGAGGTGCTTGATGACATGACTTGGTTGGAGGGCAACCTCCCTACCGGCCATCGTACTACGATTCGTTCTGGTCTACCTACCCCCACGTGGCGTAAGCTGTACCAGGGCGTTCAACCCACCAAGTCCACCACCGTTCAGGTGACGGACAATGTTGGTATGCTTGAGATGTATGCTGAGGTCGATGTGGCCCTGGCTGATCTCGCTAATAATAAAGCGGCTTTCAGGCTTTCTGAAGATCGTGCGTTCATTGAGGGTATGAGCCAGGAGTTGGCTACCATCCTGTTCTACGGAAATGAAGGTACGCAGCCTGAGGCTTTCACTGGTCTGGCTCCTCGGTTTAATGATTTGTCTGCTGAGAACGCTGATAACATCATTGACACTGGCGGAACAGGTGCTGACAATGCTTCAATTTGGCTTGTCGTTTGGGGTCCGAATACCTGTCACGGTATCGTGCCTAAGGGTTCCACTGCCGGTCTGAAAGTGACTGACAAGGGCCTCGTGACCATCGAAGACGCTGATGGTTCTAATGGTGGCCGCATGGAAGCGTACAGGACTCACTATCGTCTGGACGCGGGCCTCACGGTTCGGGACTGGCGTTTCATTGTGCGTATTTGTAACATCGATAAGAGCCTCTTGCTTCCTGGACATGGTACGGGCGACGATCTGCCTGATAGTATGTTCCAGGCTATGCGTATGATTCCCAACCTCGCTGGTGGCCGCCCGGTCTTCTATATGTCTCGGGATGTTGCTAGCATGGTTGCTCGTCAGGTGGCCGTCGATGGTGCTTCTAGCTTCTTGACATCGGAAAGCAATGCTGGTGATATGCGGTGGACCGAACGGTTCCACGGTATTCCCATGCGGCGTGTCGATGCCTTGTCGGCTAATGAAGCCCGTGTCACGTAAACAGTAGAATAGGAGAATAAAACAATGTTTATGGACAACAACCTTGAATTCGCTGATGCCACTTCTGTTGGCACTCCGAATGGTTCTACTGGCAACGTGGGTGATATTATCGACACTGGCTCAGTTAGCCGTGATATCGGTGCTGGTCAGCCCCTCTACTTGGTGATTACCGTTGATACGGCTATCACCTCTGGTGGGTCTGCCACGGTGATCTTTCACCTTGTTTCCGATGCCACCACCACTATTGCTACGGATGGTTCGGCTACTGAGCATGTGAAGACTAATGATATTGCGGTGGCCGACCTCGTGGCCGGTTACACTCTCGTCATTCCGTTGCCTTCTTTCAACCCCACCTATGAGCGTTATCTGGCCTTCCAAGTCGAGGAAGCTGCTAGTCAGGCTCTCACGGGCGGGAATATTAATGCGTATCTCACGCTTGATCCGCAGGGTCCGAGAGACTCTTACGCGGACGCCTCTAACTAATAGCTAACGGATAGGGGCTAAGGAGCCCCCGTCCTTTATAGGAGAAACAAAATGACTTTTCTTAAAAAGACATTGGGTGTCCTAGCCTTAGCTGGTGCTTTGGTTTTTGGCACACCTAATATTTCTGAAGCCGGTGTTGTGGCTAGTTCTGAGAGTGGTGCTCTTTTCAACGCTGTTGATGAGGCATCTGACACTCTTAGGGTTGCGGCTAATGCTAAACTTTCAATCTTTGTTAGTGGTACGTATGCCACTGATAATATTGTTTGGCTTCAGAAGGCTACTGCCGTAGGATCAGGAGCTTGGGAGAATGTTATACGGGTTACGGGGACCAGCACTGTGGCTAACGCTCGTGTTGAGACCTATTGGGATAGCGGCCCCAACCCTGCTGACTATCGCTTGTTTATGAGTGCTACTGGTACTGGTGCTGTCGTGGCTTATTTGACGGACAAGAATCGTACTGCCGTCTCTATTCATGACTATGCCAACTCTGCCACCCAGATCGTCACCTTTGATGATTTCATGGGCCAGAGTAATGACGGATCACTTACCGTCTTAAATCCTTCCATGTACCTCACCACTCGCGGTGAAGATCAAGAAGGAACTATTGCTGCCGTTACAGTCGCCATTCAAGAGGGCGGCGTTACGATTGTTTCAGGAGACAATCTGGCTGGTAGTGAAATCTGTATGAGTGCTATCACTACTGGTTCTTTTGGAGCGTTGCCTTCAGATGGACCTATCGTCTTTGAAATTCGCCAGGCGGGCGCTAACATTGACGGTATTACGTACATGGCGTTGCAGGCTCAAGAGTGTGCAGCGGACAACGTGGTTAGTGTCCTTGCGGACATGGACAGCGGTGTGTTTGTACAGGTCGATGCTTCTAATGCTGACATGATTGGTATTATTCGTCAAGACGAGGCGACTGACACTGATGATTGGCAGGCTTTTTCATCCTTGGTTGATACTGAGGGTGCAAATGCTTTGGAAGTTCCCCTTGGTGTAGCTACTTCCGCTAACACTTATGTCATTCTTCGCGTTGAGACTGATGTGCTTGGTAACGGTTATTTCTACGTCAATGGTGCTTTGAAGCATGCAGAGGCTTTGGCTATCACTCCTGGTACGCGGTTGGTTCCGGCATACGTTAGTGCCGAGACTGCTGCTGGTGGTGGTGTAGTCACTACAACGATTGACTACTGGGCTATGGTAGTTGCTCGTCCGACCAGTTAATCTACCTTCATAGGGGGAGAGCAGGGCCATGATCCTGTTCTCCCTCTCCCTGATTTAAACATAGAGGTGGCTATGCTAGTTAAGTTTAAAAACGCGTGGTTCGGACCTACTGAAATTGTAGTTAAGGACGCGATCCAACACATTAGCGGACGCTATTACAAAAAAGGCGTTAATGACGTTGATAAAAGTTTGAAGGGACATCTTCCCACTGATACCATACTACTTGATAAGGGACATGGTGAGATTAAGGAAGAAGAGCCTAAGAAGGCAGAGACCCTCCGTGACTTTGATATGGAGCGGTCAGCTTCCGATGCATTTGGGAAGATGGCTAAGGAAGCCGACACCCAATATGAAGAGAATTTGAAGAAGAAGCAAGACCGTATGGCACATGCCCGTTCATCCAAGGGTGCTAAAAAGGGTGATAAGGTAGTTAAATAGGAAGGACATTTAGATGGCTATATCGACAGTTCAGATAGCTAACTTTGCTCTTTCTAAGATTGGGTGTCGGCTTCCTTAGCCATCTTCCCAAATGCATCGGAAGCTGACCGCTCCATATCAAAGTCACGGAGGGTCT